CTGGGCTTGGTACTCCTACTAAGCAGTTTAGCAGTTGTGTTCTTATTAGATCAGACGATGACTTGGATAGTATATTTGCCAGCGGTGAGATGATGGCCAAGTATGCCAGCAAACGTGCTGGCATTGGCCTGGAGATTGGAAGACTGCGTCCTTTGGGTAGCCCCATTCGCGGTGGTGAAATCATGCACACCGGTATGATTCCTTTCTTGAAAAAGTGGTTTGGCGACCTACGTTCATGTTCACAAGGTGGTATTCGTAATGCGTCAGCCACTGTGTTCTATCCCATATGGCATTTGCAGTTCGATGATCTCATTGTGCTCAAAAACAACCAAGGCACAGAAGAAACACGAGTACGACACATGGACTATGGTGTGGTGCTGAGTGCATTCTTTTGGCGCCGATTCAAGAACAAAGAAAACATCACATTCTTTGATCCAAACCAAGTACCAGACCTTTATGAAGCATTTTATCAAGACACCGCTCGCTTTGAAGAACTTTATATCAAATATGAAAAAACGCCCGGCCTCCGTAAGAAAACGATGGCTGCGGAGGAAGTTTTCAAAAGTGGTATTCTCAAGGAACGAACCGATACTGGACGTATCTATCTAGTGTTCATTGACAACGTCATGGACCAAGGACCGTTTGATCCTGAATATCATACCATTTACCAAAGCAATCTCTGCTGTGAAATCTTGTTGCCTACCCGGCCATTCAAACGTCTGGACGATCCAGAAGGTCGTATTGCATTGTGTACCTTGGGATCAATCAACTGGGGTGCGTTCCGTCATCCTGAAGACATGCGCAGAGCTTGTCGTGTGCTTCAACGCAGCCTTTGCAACATATTAGATTACCAGGACTTTTTGAGTATTCAAAGTCAACTAAGCAACGATGAAATCCAGCCACTTGGTATTGGTATTACAAATCTGGCTTACTGGCACGCCAAACGTGGCCTGGAATATGGAGAAAAGGATGCCTTGGCAGAAGTCAAGTCATGGATGGAGCACCAAGCATACTATCTGACCGAAGCCACTGTGGAACTGGCCCGAGAACGTGGTCGTTGCAAGGACAGCGACAAGACACGTTATGGCAAAGGAATCTTTCCTTGGGAACTCCGAGCCAAAGGGGTGAACGAACTAACTGACTTCACACCTGACCCTGCGCTGGACTGGAACACCCTGCGTGGCAACATGCGAGCATACGGTGTACGCAACGCCACCTTGATGGCTGTGGCTCCTGTTGAGAGTTCAAGTGTTGTGATCAACTCGACCAATGGTATTGAAATGCCCATGAGCCTGATTTCAGTTAAAGAATCAAAAGCAGGTAGTCTCACACAAGTGGTGCCCGAATACCACAAGTTAAAGAATCGATATCAATTGATGTGGCAGCAAAAGGATTGTGTTGGCTACTTGAAAACAGCGGCTGTGTTGGCAGCATACATTGATCAGAGTATCAGCACCAACACATTCTACAATCCTGCACACTGGCCAGATCGCAAAGTGCCCACAACATTGATTGCCAAGAACTTGATGCAAGCACATCATTGGGGTATCAAGACATTCTATTACAGCCTGATCAACAAGCAAGGCGCCAAAGCAGCCAAAGAAGAAGCACCATTAGAAGTCATAGACTTTGATGATGCGGAAGACTGCGAAAGTTGCAAACTATAAAGAAACAAACGAGATGAAAATATTAAAATTTTATGCAGATTGGTGTGGACCATGCAAGATGTTGTCAAAGACAATTGAATCAATCAAGGAAGAAATTCCATTTGAAGTTGAGGAAATTGATGCAGACCACAACGCCGAAATGGCCAAGAAGTACAACATTCGCGGACTGCCTACCATGGTCATAGTGGATGGCGAGATTGAAGTCAAACGCCATGTAGGCAATATGACTGCAGATCAAATAAAAGACTTTGTAAAAGTAAAATAAAATGTTTGCAATCAATTTTAATGATGTAGACAACCGCAAATTTTGCGAACTATAATCATGGACTTTTTAAATCGCGTTGATTTTGAAAATCATGATGGGGTATATCTCTCCATGTTAAATGACATCTCGCGAAATCAATTCTACGATCAAATACTGACTGAGGTTCATGATCAACACTGTGTGGAGATTGGCTTTGGTACAGGACTGTTGAGCATGTTGGCCTTAAAACATGGCGCCCGCAGCATTGTGGCCTACGAATCAGATCCTGATCGTTATCGCCTAGGCTGTGAAGTAATTAGGGTACTAAAACTACAAGATCGCATCACCTTGATCAATCGACGCTACGACCATACCTGTGAGCATGGTCAGACCATAGTGTTTACCGAGACCGTAGACGACAACATCTGGGGCGAAGGGCTCTACAACAGTTTGCCTAGACAACCAGGCCAGCAATTTTTGCCTGGACAGTATTTTTTAGAAATCTATGCTGTACCAATATCCGCAGACATTGCCAGCAGTTTGATTCAAGCACATGAAAAAAATTATTTCTCGCCAGGAGTGGACATTGATTCTCGATTTGTGTCATACGTCAATTTGTTGCTGTCAAAGAAATACAATAAATCTATCAAACCAAAAGCAAGTTTGCCCAATGGTGTCACAGAACTAACACCCATGCCAACCTACATAGACTGGGCCACCAACAACACCTATGCTGGTCGATATGTGGTTGATGCCAATGGAACATTTGTAGACAATCCCGTTAAAGCACTTCAAGTAGAAACATTCAATCAACCAGTGTTGATTGTGCCGAGAGCAGGCATGCAACACAGCAGTGATAGACTTTACTTGGATACTGGACATTGGAAACCATCAGCAAACCCTGCCGTGATAAACTCTCCCAACAGCCGAGTAATAGTGGAACATGACCTCCGCACAGGAAAAATCTCATATAAAATAAAGGAAAAAACATGAGCCAAGCACAATACAACCTAGCCACCAAAACAGATTACTTACATCGCAAGATGTTTCTTGACCCAGCAGGTCCTGTCACTATCCAACGCTTTGAAGAAGTCAAGTACAACAAACTTGTGAAGTTCGAACAAGAAGCACGTGGCTTCTTTTGGATTCCTGAAGAAGTGTCATTGACCAAGGATGCCAATGATTTCAAGGAAGCAAGTGACACTGTGAAACATATCTTTACCAGCAATCTATTAAGACAAACAGCACTAGACAGTTTGCAAGGACGTGGACCAGCACAGGTGTTTACTCCTGTGGTAGGCATTCCTGAACTGGAAGCCCTGATGTACAACTGGAGTTTCTTTGAAACCAACATCCACAGTCGTTCATACAGCCACATCATTCGTAATATCTACAACGTGCCTAAGGATGTGTTCAACACCATTCATGATAGCAAAGAAATTGTAGACATGGCATCCAGTGTGGGCAAATACTACGATCACCTGCACATGGTCAACTGTGAGAAGGAATTGGAAGTTCCAGTTAAAGAAGCAGCGCACGTCAAGGCTATTTGGTTGGCACTCAACGCAAGTTACGCACTGGAAGCATTCCGCTTCATGGTCAGCTTTGCCACAAGCCTGGCCATGGTTGAGAATCGTATCTTTATTGGCAATGGCAACATCATCAGTCTGATCCTGCAAGATGAAATTCTGCACAAGGACTGGACTGCTTGGATCATCAATCAAGTGGTCAAAGAAGATCCACGCTTTGCCGCTGCCAAGGCAGAATGTGAAGCCGAAGTGTATCAACTGTACCTGGATGTGATCCGTGAAGAAAAGGCCTGGGCCGACTACCTGTTCCAGAAAGGTCCGGTGATTGGACTCAATGCCAACATTCTCAAAGACTTTGTGGACTACACAGCCGTGGGCGCACTCAAAGAGATTGGTATCAAGTATCAAGAACCTGCACCTCGTAGTACACCAATCCCTTGGTTCATGAAGCATGTGGACACCAGCAAGAAGCAGACGGCCTTGCAAGAGAATGAGAGCACAAATTACGTTATCGGGGTGATGTCAGATCAACTTGACTACGACGAATTACCAGATTTATAAAAGGAAACAATATGTACAAACCCAATACTGCAATACGAGAGTCGGAAGATTTTCAAAACATTCGCAATGTGATGAGCAAGTTTGAACGGATTGAAGAAAAGAATCGCTGCCTGAGAGTGCAATTTTTAGACTGGTTGTCAGTGAAAATGCATGCCTGGGCAGATGGTGTCAAAGCCATGTCAGATCGCATTGATTCACCATGCATTATTAAAGTAGAGCCCAAAAGGAAAACAAAATGAAAGCCATAGTATGGTCCCGAGACCAATGCGCCTTTTGCGAACAGGCCAAAGGCCTGTTGGAAAGTCGAGGCATTGAATATGAAGTACGCAACATCAGTCAAGACTGGACACGTGAACAATTATTAGAAGCAGTACCAACTGCCAGATCAGTGCCACAAATCTTCTTGGATGAAGAGTATGTAGGTGGATTTAACGAACTTAGAAAGAAACTAAATGGTTGAAACAGGAAAAACATACACCATGCGCATGGGGTATGGTGAGGAAATAGTGGCAAAAATCACAGCATTTGACAGCAGTACTTACACGCTGAGCAAGCCTGTAGCAGTAGTACCTGGACAGCAAGGTATACAGTTGATGAACTCGCTATTCACCGCAGATCCCGAGGCAGAAGTCACGGTAAATAAATCTAGCGTGGCCATGATTGCCCCTGTGCGTGAAGACGTTGGGGACAGTTATTTGGAAGCCACAACAGGTATCAAACCTGTGCGCAGTAAAATCTTAATGGGATAACATGCCAGCAGTACAACGACAAGGCGATCCAAACTCATCAGGTGGAGTCAACACTTCGGGTGTGGCTTCTGTGCGAGTAAATGGTCGTCCCATTGTTGTACCTGGCATTTCAGTCTCACCGCACCCTTGCTGTGGACAACCCGGTTGTGGCATTCATTGTTCGGCAGTGACATCGGGTGGTTCAGGCACAGTAAGAGCAGGCAATTCACCTGTGATACGCGACGGCGATGCAGACACTTGTGGACATCCTAGAGTGGCAGGATCTAGCACAGTGAGAGCAGCATAATGGCACAGTCAACAGCAACACCACTGCAACTCACAGCAGGTGTAGGGTTTTATTCGGGTAATGCAATCACAGCCAATACTGCCTTGGCCAATAACACTACCAGTTACAATGCTCTTGCACCCATTGCTAATTTGTTGTTTACTATTTCTGAAGCGGCCAGCAATGTTTCATTGAGTATTAGTGCAGGCACCTTAGCCAACTTGAAAACATTGGGAGCCAACGTGGCAGGCAATTATTGTCCTGCCTTGGGCGATTCAGTGCCCAGCAATGTGTCTTGGACTGTGGGCAACTCAGGCTATGTCACTACCATTACCACAGCAGCCAGTACCTATTTAGGGTCTGGCGACTTTGGCAAGTTTGCACAGGCATTTGGTGCCGCCCAGGGATACATCAGTCTTACAAATAATATTATCAACAGTGCTGTAAATGTCAACAGCACTGACTATTTGGGACCTACATTTTCAAACCAAAACAATCTGATCACTGCAGACATTGCCAAGGTCAACTTGGCTTTTCCTGCATTTGGCGCCGATTTGGCAGCCACCGGTGATCTCATTGCCTTTGACAATTTGTTGCAGTTTGGTACTCCAGCTGGCCTGTTGCAACAACTGGCACGGCAAGGTCGCATGCTGAATGGCTCAACGCCGGGTGTGACCGCTGCCTTGCGAGCCCAAGGGTTAACTGATCAAAACATATCAGATCTTGTGAACAACAATGTGCAGAGTCTTTTTAATCCTCAAGGACTCACAGCCAATCAATTTGATAGATTGCAAAAAAAAGCCTATCCTGGATTGTGCAATGTGACTGGTGATAATCTGCAGACAGTATTGGACATATTGAATTGCACATTACCAAATATCACACAACTGTGTGAACTGTTGAATCCTGTGAAATTGTTTCCCACCAGCTACAGCAGTCTAACTTTGCCCACCCCTAGCGGGCCTGTGTTAATATATGATACCACTGGCGCAGTCAACAGTGTGATCACTCCCATACTGAATTCTGGCACAGTCACACCCACTGGTTGCGATGACTTGGCCAAAATTATTCCTGCTGCCAATGCCGCTGCCAATCGAGCACTGCAAATTGCATTTCAGCAAGTCAAAGGCATCGCAGGAGTCACCGCACCACAACTGGCAGCCATACTACAATGACCACAATCGCACAAACAGCAGCCGAAACAGCAACATTTTCAAGACGTCTAGGCACACTTAAAGGTCTAGACTTGATTGCCAACACCACTACACCTGTGCCAGCTGATGTGGCCACATATTATGACACCAACATTGCCTTGGGATCTGGTCCAAATGGCACATTTTTGACCACAGACTTTTTTGGTTCGGCAGCTGGTATTCCTTACAATGATTATTTGACCTCTGTGACTTCAACCATATCAGCACAACTCACCGCAGGCACACTGACTACACTCAACACCATATATTCTTACATGAAGACATTGGTATCTACCAACACTTACGGTGTGCCGCCCACAATCACTCTTCCTGCTCCTTACAACACACCAACCTATGCCACATACGATGCGGCATTGGCTAGATTGATCACTGAGGCCAATGCCGCAATTGGCACAGCCATCACTGCCATGGGCACAGCCACCACAACATTAAACACTGCCTGGACTGAAATGGTTCAACACAGTGCCAACGAAGTTGCCTTTCAAACCAAGGCTAGTATTGACTATGCCACACTCACTGCCGGCGCACAATTACCTATCACTGCTTTTATTCCTGCACTAGCTGGATACGGGCAAGAAACACAGGTAGGCATGGCCGCACAGTTTTTGGAAAGTATTGCCAACACTGCCAATCAATCAGGCCAGGCCATGGTGGGTGCCTTGCGTGAAGGTCGTAACACAGCTGGATTGAATTCCATAAATTTACGTTCAGACAATGATGTGCCCCAACTGCCCAATGCAGTGCCACCACAGGCCACGCTGAGTAGCAGTGAATATACCCCTGCACAAGCACGAGCTCTAGTGTAATACTCAAGTACTACTTTTTGTTGGTTGACCAGAAATGCCCATTTTGCTATAATATAGGCATAGAGTAACAAAAAGGAGCCAACATGTACTACATTGTTTCTAGAGGCACTGGACTTATCGTAACAGATGGTCCCAACAGAACCCGTGCCTACAAAACTTTTGGTGCCGCCCGTGCCACACGCACACGCCTGTGCAACAAAGCAGGGTGGACAGCGGACCAACTCAGCATTATTGCCACCAAGTACTACAAGCCTAAAATGGTTGAACGTGTCAACATCATGACTGGTGAGAAGTTTGAGGAAGATGTCAACACCCCCAACTGTTGCTCACCCGCCAGCGAAACTTTCTGGAGCATGTAATACTTGAGTATTACCGTTTTGGCGGTTGACCAATAATTGCCAAAATGCTATAATATGGACATATTGTAACAAAAGGAGCCCAAGATGACATACGCAACAATTCAAGAAGTCAACACTTCTATCATGTTCAGCAATTTTACAAACGAACAACTCAACAGCATCAATGATGCGGTGAGTTATGCCCGTGCCCAGCTTCGTGCAGTAAAGATTCGCACATTCACCAAAGGTGACACAGTGAAGTTTCACAGCACCAAACGTGGTGTCACTGTGACAGGCACAGTGACCAAGGTTGCTATCAAGTATGTCACAGTCAAAGACGGTGTCATGCTGTGGAAGGTGCCAGCCAACATGTTGGAGGCCGCATAATGAAGGTTGTTTACAACGCCGTGTTGGGCGGTTGGTACATTGTACGTGGCGCACATCAAACGCCCATCTCGGGTAGATTTGACAGCCGCGAAGCCGCTAATGCACATCTACGCAGACGCAATCCTTTGCACTACTAAGGAAGCAAAATGAATGAATGGATCTTGATTGTGGCCTTGCTCAGTCCCGGTGGCAACTTCATGGACAAAGTGCCTGTAGCCATGCCCACCAAAACTGCATGCGAGCAGGCAATCAAAACACTGCCCAAAAAAGGTGAGCACCCAATGGGTGTACAGTATCGAGGCGTGTGTGTCACACAGGCACACTGGACGGGCGCTGAGCCAATGAAAAATGTTCCACTTGATTAACGGAGACAAACATGGGACTTGACATGTACGCATACGTGGCCGCCAAGGCAGGCCAGCAAGCAGAATTTTACGAAGGATCAGAGTGGGATCCAGATCACAGAGAACACCGCAACCCCAATGTCAACAAGCCAAGAGACATTGCATACTGGCGCAAACATCCCAACCTGCATGGCTGGA